CCCGCGCGAAGCGTCACGACTACTTCACCAGCTGCTTGCCGTGGCCGCAGAAGGGCGGCACGGCGGTGAGTCTTCCTCTCGGTACTTCGGCGCCGGTGAAGACCGGAACCGTGCCTGGCCAGCCGACTGGCCCGCAGGCCGAGCTGATCATGCTTCGCTCTGACAACGGTGTGTCTCCGGCCGCTGGCGTGATGTTCGGCCAGCGCAATGCGTCCGGCACCGGCTATGGCACTGCGCCGACGATGACCGGCAATGTCGCTGGCATCTACCCTGGGAACCTGTATGCCGACCTCAGCACCGCAACCGCCGCGACCATCAACCAGATCCGGCAGGCCTTCCAGATCCAGCGGCTCCTTGAGCGCGACGCACGCGGCGGCACCAGGTACACCGAGATCATCCGCTCGCACTTCGGAGTCATCAGCCCCGACGCGAGGCTCCAGCGACCCGAGTATCTGGGAGGGGGAAGTACCCCCATCGTCATTAACCCAATTGCTCAAACCAGCGGCACCGGCCAGACCGGGCAAACAGCTCCCCTCGGTACCTTGGCAGCAATGGGAACTCTTCTAGCCAACGCGCACGGCTTCACGCAGTCGTTCACGGAACATGGCTACGTCATCGGCATCGTCAACGTGCGCGCTGACCTCACCTACCAGCAAGGCCTTCGGAAGATGTGGTCGCGCAACACGCGCTACGACTTCTACTTCCCCGCGTTTTCTCACCTCGGCGAACAGCCGGTTCTCAACAGGGAAATCTTCTGCGATGGAACCATCACCGACACGACGGTCTTCGGATACCAGGAGCGCTGGGCCGAGTACCGTTACAGCCCGAGCCAGGTCACCGGACTTTTCCGGTCAACGAGTGCAGGCACTCTCGACGCTTGGCACCTTGCGCAACGCTTTACGGTGGTACCAACACTTGGCGCCACCTTTATCGCTGAGAACCCGCCTCTGTCCCGCGTCCTCGCGGTCGGAGCCGCCGCCAACGGCGCCCAGTTCATCTTCGACAGCTTCTTCGACATCCAGGCCGCCCGACCCATGCCGCTCTACTCAGTCCCCGGACTGATCGACCACTTCTAGGAGGCGACCATGAGCCTTGGTGGTCTCCTCGGCGGTATCGCCGACATCTTCACGGGCGGCGTGCCGATCTTCTCGACGCTCGGCGGCATCTTCGACAGCAACTCGACGGCCAATGCGCAGCAGGCAACCAACGCGCAGAACGTCGCTCTTGGCCGCGAGCAAATGGCCTTCCAGGAACGCATGAGCAACACGGCCTACCCCCGCGCTGTTCAGGGCATGAAAGACGCTGGCCTCAACCCCATGCTCGCCTACTCTCAGGGCGGCGCGAGTACGCCCATGGGCTCGATGCCGCAGGTTCAGAACCCACAAGCGGCCGGCATGCAGTCCGCCGCGCAGGCGGCACAGATCGCCACGACGCTTCAGAGCATTCGGCAGAGCTCGGCACAGACCGAGCTGATCAACGCGAGCACCCAAAAGGTCGCCAGCGAGACCATGGACCAGAAGGTCAATTCGGCGATCCGCTACAGCGAGCTGCTGAACCTGCACGAGACAGGTCGCAAACTCAACTGGGAAGGGAACAAACTCGAAGAGGAGACAGCAATATTCCGGACCGAATCCAAGCGCCGGGAACAGGACTACAGCCGCGAGAAACATACCTTCGCTGCCGATGTGGCAAAACGCAAGGCGGACTCCCGCCTGGCCGAGCTGGAGCTGGCGAAGCAGCAGCTCCTCAAACTCCCCTACGACATGATCGGCAACGCAGTACCGAATCTCACCAGCTCCGCCAGGAGCAAAGCCGATGCGCTCACGCGCTGGCTTAACTCTCAGCCCTTCAAACCGCGCTACGGCGCAACAGGAGAATGGTAATGTCCCTCGAAATCGACGGAATCACGGGCGAGATACTTACCCGCAAGGGTCCGTTCCTCCGCCAGCCAGGCAACTACGACGCCGACCAGGTCAGCCGCGAAACCGCTCTCGACTGTAGCGGCGACCCCGGCTTCACTCAGCAGCAGTTCGCCGAAGAGACCGACATCAACACGATCGTCAAGCGCTTCAACCTTACCGGCGAGCTGCCCGACGACCAGCGTCGTCCTCTCCCGGTCCAGGACTTCTCTGGTCCCCAGGACTACCGGGAGCAACTCACTAACGTGAGGCGCATGCAGGAAGGCTTCTACGACCTTCCCGCCTCTGTACGTGCTCGTTTCGAGCACGACCCCTCCAAAATGCTCGAGTTTCTCGAGCGCCCAACCAACCGAGCCGAGGCTATCGAGCTCGGACTCATCGACAAGCCTGTCGAATCCACACCTCAACCACAAGCGGCTCCACCGGACAAGCCCGTATAAACACTCATAGAAATTACACCGGGCACCCGGTGCTTAGCCGCTCACATCTTTACCGGGGACCCCGCTTGCGGGGACGCTATTACCTCCACACCGCCCGTACAGGACGGAGTTGGGGCTCCCCCGGAGGGGGCGGGGGGGGCGATCTTTCAGATCGCGGCCATTTGCTCTACTTGTCATCAAATGGCCCCATTGACACCAGTCAATGGAAGCGGGACCATCAAGTCCCGCAACAAGGAGAACGCCATGCATCGCCACCCCGTCAACAAGGGCAAGAGCGCCCACCAGTTCAGGAATAACACGCGCCGGACGAAGGCCGCCAACATGAAGGGAGCGCCCATGCGCGGCGGAATCCGCCTCTAGGTAGGGGGGTAGCCCCTTGCCCTGCTACAAGCCCCTGAAGGCCTTCCTGACGCCTTCAGGGGCTGTTTTTCAGGAGCTAGGCCGTCATGACATCATCGGAGACCTCGAACTGCCCTGTGGACGTTGCATCGGCTGTCGCATGCGACGCGCCTCCGACTGGGAACTCCGGTGCATGCACCAGGCACAAGGCCACGAGCGCAACTGCTTCATCACGCTCACATACTCCGACGCGAATCTACCTCCCAATAACTCACTCAATCACCGCGACTTCCAACTCTTCGTCAAGAGGACACGGAAGAAAATAGACCTCACGTACTACATGTGCGGGGAATACGGTGAAGAAACTGAACGCCCCCACTACCACGCCTGCATATTCAACTACGATTATCCAGACCGCAAATATCTAAAAAAGTCTGCGGCAGGCGCCAAAATCTATACCAGCGACGAGCTGGAGAAAACCTGGGGACTCGGCAATATCTCGGTCCAGGACCTGAACAATCAGACCGCGAGCTACTGCACCAGGTACATCATGCAAAAGGCACTCGGCGAGAACGCGGAAACCGCCTACCAGGTCATCGACCCCGAGACCGGCGAAATCACACAACGCAAGCCGCCCTACAACGCGATGTCCAAAGGCCTCGGGCGGGCCTGGCTCCTCAAGTACGGCGCCGACGTCTACACGCACGACGTCGTCATCAGTCGCGGCCAAGAGCGCCGCCCGCCCAAGTACTACGACCGCCTCCTGAAGAGTGGCCTAGTCCACTTCGACAAGGACGCCATCGATCAGGCGCGCATCGAGCGCGCAAAACTCTCCGCACACGAGAACACCGACGAGCGCCGTCGCGTGCGGGAAGTCGTCCATCAGGCGCGCGTCAAACACCTAAAGAGGACTCTATGACCCTTCACGTCGTCTTTGCCATCAGCGATCGCGCTGTCAAGGCATACAACCGGCCGTTCTACGGTCCCACCACCACCTGGGGTATCCGCTCGTTCTACGACGAGGTCAATCGCGCGGACAAGGACAACCTCGCCTACGCTCACCCCGAGGACTACGAGCTGCACATGCTCGGCACCTTCGACGACGAGACGGGTCGGTTCAACCAGGAGAACGGGCCCACCGTCATCGCTCGCGGCAAGGAAGCGCGGGGTGAACAGCCATGATGCATCGCAACCAGTCCGTCGACGTGCACCAGTTCGCGATGGTGCCGCGCGCCGACATACCGCGCGCCTCGTTCAACATGCAGCGGGCACTCAAAACTACCTTCGACGCGGGCAAGCTCGTGCCCGTGCTCTGCGAGGAAGTGCTCCCAGGTGACACGTTCAAACTGCGCATGACAGCCTTCGCGCGCCTGGCCACGCCCATCTTTCCGGTGATGGACAACCTCTACCTCGACAGCTTTTTCTTCTTCGTTCCCGCTCGCCTGGTCTGGACCAACTGGGTCAAGTTCATGGGCGAGCAAGATCAGCCTGGCGACTCGATCAGTTTCACCATTCCGCAGTGCGTCAGCGCGGCCGCGGGTTTCCCGGTCGGCAGCGTGTTTGACTACTTCGGTCTGCCAACGGTCGGCCAGGTCGATGCGGTCTCGACGGTCAGCGTCAATACGCTTCCGCTGCGCGCCTACAACCTGATCTACAGCAAGTGGTTTCGCGACGAGAACCTGCAAGCGTCGCCGACGCTCGTCATGACGGACGGACCGGACACGCCCGCCAACTTCACCCTCTGGACCCGCGCGAAGCGTCACGACTACTTCACCAGCTGCTTGCCGTGGCCGCAGAAGGG